AAGAATGCCCAAGCGGTAGAACTTCTAAGAGATGCCTCATTTGAACAGCCTGCTGTTGACTACATAGAGGGGTATCCCTTTAGAGGTAAGGCCGACATCATAAAGAATGACGGAACTATCATTGACCTTAAGACATCTTCTGACCTTAGAAACTTTGTGTACTCAGCGAGGCATAAATACTCGTATGATGTGCAGGTGTATATCTACTGCCGTCTATTCAATGTAGACTACACTAAGTTTAAGTTCTTGGTGATTGATAAGCTAAGTTGTGATGTAGGGGTGTACTCAGTCTCTGAGGAGTTCTACAACAAAGGAGAGGAGAAGGTGATGTACGCCCTTCAGCAGTACAGCGACTTCTTCGAGGATCGCACGCTTGAGGAGATTCAGCAAGAGGTGAACAACTATACAATCCAAGGTGACTTATGAGAAAGTTCAGAGTATATGTCAAGGACAAATTTGATGTAGTCTTTGACACCATAGAGAAGGCCAGAGATTGCCGCAAGGCATTACAGCAACTCAAGTACGAAGGCATTGAGATTATCATTAGCGATGAGGAGGTCAACCCCTATAATAAAATAGCAGGGGTTGACTTTAAGGACTCACTTGATAAGTTGGACGGTCTAGGTTTGTAATTTGCCAATCGCAAATCCTCACAACGATGAGCCTTAAATCTTCACAAAACAAGGTGCTTATTTACACCACTAACAAGAGTTTAAGCATATAAAGATGGGTTTATCCATCAATTTGTATGCAGAGACATATAACCTTTAACACCAAAGGGAAATGAATGACCATAAACCCAACCGAAGAGCAAGACGGGCAATGCAGCGAGTCGGCAACAAAATTGCCGAGCGCATCATTGAACGTAACGCCATTCAAAAAGTAGAAAGAGATGAGCCAGAACAACTGCCTGATAGACCTAATGAATAGAGACCTAACCGATAACGGAATAGAGAATGATTAGTTTACTACTTGTTACCATAATGGTACTTTATATGCTCCGCAGGGAATACCTTCGCTGCAAAGCGTTAGAAAAAATACTCAAGAGATATGAAAAAAAAGATTAAAGCATACCTCCGAAAGAAACGCCACATCAGATACACAGAGAAATACCTCAATGATATACGATGGGATATAATAAACACGGTCACCTCGTCAGCCCACACAGGCTTTAACGAGGGGACAGACATACAACTAGAGAACCTAGGCAGACTCATACGAAAGTACGAGAGACGAAAACGATTACTCAAGTTCTGATGATCCACGAGCCAGGTACTGAACTGATGCTTATAAATAAGCACAACTACAAAGCCCTCTTAGATGTACTCATACAAGTGCACCTAAGGGGGCAACTCGCTAGAGATGAACAAGAACTCCTAAAACGATTTGTCGATTTTTAGGTTAACCTACTAAAGTAGTAGAACATAGTATGGGATTTACTGAAGGACATAAGAAGATAGGAGGCCGTCAGAAGGGCACACCTAACAAGAACACCAATACAATTAGAGAAGCCTTTACAAAACTCGTAGAGGATAACCTAGAGAATATGACCACTTGGCTAAACAAGGTGGCTAAGGACTCCCCCAAAGAGGCCTTAGACATCATCAACAAGATGGCAGAGTACACCACCCCTAAACTCGCTAGGGTAGAGAATAAGATTGAGACAGACGAGGAAATTAACGAAGTCAAGATAGAAATTGTCAAGCGTAGCAATAAAGACGAGTGAGATATTTGAGAGGAATTGGGAAGCCCCTACCAAGATTGTAGTCAACCAAGGGGGGACACGTTCTGGAAAGACCTACTCACTCCTGCAACTCATTATGGTACTAGCCCTATCCGAACAGGGTAAGGTATTCACCATTGTAAGGAAGTCACTGCCGTCATTAAAGATGACAGCGATGAGGGACTTCATAGAGATACTCACCAATGCAGGGCTGTACTCAGAGAAGAACCATAACAAGTCAGAGCATATCTACAGGCTTAACGGAAACATCATTGAGTTTGTTTCCCTTGACCAACCTCAGAAAAAGAGGGGGGCAAGGAGGAACTACCTGTTCTGCAATGAGGCGAATGAACTAACGTGGGAAGACTTCTTTCAGCTACTCGTGCGTACCACGGAAAAGATATACCTAGACTACAACCCCTCCGATGACTTCCATTGGATATACGATAAGCTACTGACCCGTGACGATGTCACCTTTATCAAGAGCACCTATGTCGATAACCCCTTTTTGGATCACAGCATTGTCTCAGAGATTGAGAGGCTCAAGGATACCGATGAGGACTATTGGCGCATCTATGGTTTAGGGGAGCGAGGCCAGAGCAAGGCAACCGTCTTTACCTTCCAAGAGGGAGAGGTTGAAGAGGGGTGCACCTTCCTAGCCTATGGGATGGACTTCGGGTTTACCAATGACCCTACCTCCCTAGTCGCTGTGTATAGCAAAGACCATTCTCTATACATTAAGGAACTGCTGTATGAAACCAACCTTACCAATAGGGATATAAGCGAGAAGATGAAAGCCCTAGGTATAGACCGCAGGGCTGAGATATTTGCTGACTCTGCAGAGCCTAAGAGTATTGAAGAACTCTACAGGATGGGATGGAATGTCAAGCCCACCAAGAAGGGGGCTGACTCCATCAACGCAGGGATAGATGTACTCAAGCGGTACAAGCTAAACTGCTCAGGTCACAACCTGGTTAAAGAGATGAGAAACTATAAATGGGTAGAGGATAAGAACGGCAAGCTACTCAACAAACCTATAGATGCATTCAACCACGCTATCGATGCTATGCGATACGCAACCTACAATAAACTAACGAGACCTAATTATGGCAGATACGCAGTACGTTAAGGTACAATTCCCTGAGCACGCCAATGAGTTAACCATTGGGCAGTATCAGAAGTATGTGAAGATTGAAGAGGGGGAGAGTAACTTCAAGACCCTGAAAGCTGCAGAGATATTCTTAGGGCTACCAATACGGGAGGCCCTCAAGATGCAGACCACAGACTTCTATGCGATGACCAATGAACTCTTTGAGATGTTGGCCCAAGATCACAAGCTACAGCCTATCGTTAAGTACCGAGGTAAGGACTACGGATTCATCCCTAACCTAGAGGAGTTGACCTTTGGGGAGTACATTGATTTAGACAGCTACCTTACTGATGTGCAAAATATGCACAAGGCACTAGGCGTACTTTACCGACCCGTCACAGATAGGGTCGGGGACAAGTACGACATAGAAGAGTACGAACCCAATGAGGGATATAAGGACTTCCCACTCGGAGCAGGATTAGGTGCAACGCTTTTTTTTTGGACTTTAAGAAAGGAGTTATCGAACGATACCCCGAACTTTTCCCCGAACAACCCGAAGGACATACTGACCTCAGCCTTCAAGCCAACTTCTCAAGGAAGTGGGGTTGGTATGGAAGCATAGACCATCTGGCAGGGGGAGACATCAACAAATACGAGGCTGTAACTAACCAAGCCTTTCAGCGTGTGTTCCTCAAAATGATATTCGACAAGGAGAAGAATGAGGTAGAGAGAATGCTACTCAAGAAGAAAGGTTAACCGCTTGTGCTACAAATAGGGCGCAAAGGGGTTAACCTTTTATGGTATATGATATTCTTACAACAATCAAGAACCACCTAGAGGCAAACGCTCAGGTGAACACGGTTACTTTTGGGGACATTATGGAGGTAGACCTGAACAAGCAGAGCATCTTCCCTTTGTCCCATATGATGATAGATAACGCTACAATCAGCAATCAGATTGCTACCTTCTCTGTAAGCGTTATGTGTATGGATGTTGCAGACGTAAGCAAGGATGATGTAAGGGATGAGGCAGAGCCATTCTACGGGGTAGGCAATGAGCAGGACATACTGAACACTCAGTTCTATGTTGTTAATGACTTGGTGCAAGCCCTGAAGCGTGGAGACCTATTCTCTGACAAGTATCAGCTAGAGGGTGACCCAAGCTGTCAGCCGTTTATGGATCGCTACGAGAACCTATTAGTAGGTTGGTCAGTAACGCTAAGTATCAGTGTACCGAACACGATAGACATATGTCAAGGGTAAAGATAAAGAGAGCCAATCAGGAGGCAGTGATGAAAGCCTTTGGTGAGCGTGTTAAGAAAGCAGCACAACTCAACCTAGGGGCTACTCGCAGCATCCGATACAATGACGGAACTATAAAGAGACGGAGGAACGTAGCCACGGGAAGCCTAAAGGATAGTGTCGGCTTTGTAACTGCCCTATCACCACACCCTGCACTTGACTTCTTCTTTAACGTGCCTTATGGTACTTACCTAGATGAGGGTGTTGATGGTGTCAAGTATAGAGTGCCAGGTAACAGCCGTTTCTCATTTAGGAGTAAGCAACCCCCTACGAAGTTCATCCGTGAGTGGATGAGGGTACGCAGGATTAAGGTACGAGACCCTGAGACCAATCAGTTTGTTCAGCAGACTGAAGAAGCAAAGGAGGGCTTTGCATTGGGTATTGCTCGCAAGATTAAGATGCGAGGTATACCCAAGACAGAGTGGTTTAGTCAGCCGTTTAGAGACGAGTTTGAAAAGCTGCCACCTGATTTCTTAGTGGCCCTCGGTAAAGATGTAGACGAATTTTTGAAGGAGATAAAACCTTTCTAGTATGCCAATAATAGCACCAAGCAGTTTAGTAGGCTCACGCAGTCCTATATTCATCACAGCTAACTACTCAAGTCTTGCATCCTCTATAACGGATGCGACTATTGAGGTCTTTATATGGAATGGTTCGAGGAGTAGTAAACCTGCCTCAGCGACCTACACCCTTTTTAGGGATGTGTTCGCAGGGCAAGATGTATCCTTTGACATCTCTAAGTTTGTACAGGAGTACATAGACAATGACTACACAGGCTTTGATCCCACAGATGTCAGCTACGTCCCTGACGGCTCAGTGTATTGGGTACAGGTAGACTACAATGTTAGCTACTACAATAAGGCCGACCCTCCGACAATCGCAAATGACACGGGAAGCACAGACATCTTCGAGGTGTCTAATGGTTACCACATATTTATAGAGGCGGCAAACAAAGAGGTAGACAAAGGCTTTGCCTCTGTCAATGCTGTTAAGTACATACAGGACTCTGGCAATGAGGTCGTGCCCGTATACCTAGGTAAATGGGGAGAAGGGTACGACATCTATTGGGCCTACAAGGATAGGGTGCTTGCTGATGGTGGCACGGTTGAAGGCGGTACGCAGTGTGCTAATATCGGTCTTGACATTGTAGAGATACTAGGTGACGGAGGCTACAATATAGACATCCGTATTACTGAGGCCGACCTTCAAGGTGTACAACCTGAGAATAGGATTATGCTTTTACCTTGTGGCGTTACTAACCTCACGGCTTGGGCCGATAGCGTTGGTGAGCCATTGACCTACACGAACTACTATGACATCAACCTAAAGGATAAGGACGGCACAACGCTAGACACCCGTAGGTTCTACCCGACTTGTGAGAGTAAGTACACACCCCTTCAAGCGCAGTTCATAAATAAGAACGGGGTTTGGGAGAGTCTCAATTTCTTTAAGGCAAGCCAAGAGCAGATACAAACGAGAACCTCGGAGTACCGCAGGTCACTCGGTAGTTCAGGTGCTACAGGGTTCAGCTACGATACTACACAGGAGCAGTACAAGAGATTCAACACCAACTACCGCAACAGCATCCGAGTAAACACAGGATGGGTAGGTGAGGACTATGATGAGTTGATGACTCAGTTGCTTGCCTCGGAGCGTGTACTGCTCGATGGCAAGCCTGTCAATGTGAGTACAGGATCGCTACAGCTACAGAAGCACATCACAGACAGAACTATCAACTACACGATAGACTTACAATACGCTTACGATACTATCTATGAATAGAGTTGACCTTTATATAGATGGCCAGAAGGTAGACTTCTTTGAGCAGGAGAGCATAGAGTTGACTATGAGCGTGCAGAACGTTAAAGACATCTCTAAGGTCTTTGGTGACTTCTCTAAGAGTTTCACCTTACCTGCTAGCCCAAGCAATAACGCAGTCTTCAAACACTACTATAACGTAGATGTGAGTGGGGGCTTCAACGCCAACACACGAACAGATGCGTTTATAGAGGTCAATAATAATGTGCTCCGCTCAGGTGTTGTAGAGTTGGAGGGTGTGCAGTTAAAGAACCTGCAACCCCACGCCTATAAGGTCAGTTTCTACAGCAAGACCACAGCGTTAAAAGACCTGTTTGGTGAGGACACTTTAAATGACCTTGACCTATCAGCACAAGACCACAACTACAATGATACGAACATTGAGACGGGCCTCAATAATTATGTAAGCGGTACGGACAATGCTATTATCTATCCGATGATAACGCCTGTCACTAGATGGTATTGGGACAGCCAGGGATCACACGGAGCAGGAAATATCCACTTTCATAATGACCCTGCCCACGGAGTATTCTACTATGACCTAAAGCCTGCCATAAAGCTGCAGAAGATTCTAGATGCGATAGAGACCAAGTACGGGGTAACCTTCAATAGTGACTTCTTTGATAGTGCTGACTTCGGGAAGTTATTTATGTGGTGTCATAGGAGAGCAGGGTATATGTTCAAAGACCAACCTTTTGGGCAAAGTGCTACTATCATAGAGTTTGATACAACCACATTAGATGATACAGGTGGCGAATGGAATTTAAGTACAAACACATATACTTTGCCTACCAATTTAAACTCTTCTGTTGCATATAATACAATCACAATAGGCGGTACTGCATCTACATCTGCAAAAATTCAGTTATTTAAAGACAATGCTTTTGTAG